ATAAATCAGTAAATACAGAGGTAACTTATTCTATATCAGGTACAGAAACTTCTGTCGCTTTATCTATAAACAAACATAAATATCTTGCTAACATCTTTGAAGATATGGCTGTTATACAGTCTAACCCAGAGTTATTAACTAAATATACTAGAATGATGGGTGAATCTTTAGCTAGAGGTGTTGAGGATGATTTATGGGCAGAGTTAGATGGTTTCCAAACATCACAAGACTTAGCAGCAGATAATAGAGTTCAAGCCGATGATTTAGAGGCTATATTAAACAATCTATACTCAATGGACATTGATCCTAATGATTGTTCTTTTGCTGTGAATAATAACATATTATCAGATATGCTAAACCCAAGTGGTGGTATAGCACAATACTTCATCAGACAAGATGCAGTAGGTGATGGTACGGGTTTACGAACAGGTGCTGTAGGTTTGATTTATGGAATGGATGTTTTTTATTCTCGTTCTATATCTTCAAGTGGAACTGATGGTACTGTAGTTGGTGCTGTTTATCCATCAAGTGCTTGTGCTTTTGCTGCACAACAAGATGTAAGAGTTCAATCACAATATGATGTTGGATTCTTAGGAACTAAAGTAGTAGCTGATATGATTTATGGAGCTAAGCTCGTAGATGAATCAGGACACTTAATGGGATTAAACATAGCTAATCCGTAAGATAGTTAATTAAAATAAGGGGAGGCTTCGGCTTCCCCTTACTAATTTGGAGATAATATGGCTTATAATTATATGAAACACCCAACACAAGGATTTATTAAAGGAGTTAAAGATGCTTCTCCTGATGTAATAAAGCAGTTAGAATCACAAGGCTGGTATAGATGTCAGGCTAGAAACGATGCAACGCCTTACAAAGCACCTGCTAAAAAAACTACTAAAAAAGACTAATGGCACTAGACCCTAACATAAATACTAAAACAGGTCAAAGACGAATAATTCGCAAAAAAGGCGACTTAAACGGGGCAGGCAAAGGTGATTGGTATAGAATAGATTTATGCGATGAGCAATATCAAAAAAATTACGATGCTATTGATTGGGGAAGAAAAAAGAAGTGAAGGATTTATTAAATAAAATAAAACATCACGAAGGTTTTAGGAGTCGTGTATATCAATGCACAGAAGGCTATGACACTATAGGCTATGGCTTTGCTATTAAAGATTTAGAATTAGATGAAGATTTAGCAGAAGAAATACTTATTAGGAAAGTAGAGAAGCTAATCAAGAGAGTTAGATCTAAATTCAATTGGTTAGACTCAGTTCCTCACGAAGTTCAAGGGGTTTTGGTGAACATGGCATATCAGATGGGATTATCTAATGTGTGCAAGTTTAAGAAAGCTTTACACGCTATGCAGATGTTTCAATGGAAAAAGGCGGCAGATGAAATGCTTGACTCTCGTTGGGCAAAGCAAACGCCAAATCGTGCTAAAGAGTTAAGCGATATAATCCGTTCCCTCTAATTTGCAAAATCTATCCGTTGTAGATTAAATTACGACACAAATATGAATAGAGATAATATAGTTTGTCCATCCTGCTACAATGTAGGATTGATAAAAAAAGGTTTTGATTCTAAGAATCGTCAAAGATGGAAGTGCAAAACTTGTGGCGTAAAAACCATCACTCCTATTGCAGACGAAAACGAATTAGAGCTACTTACCGAAAATGTTAAGTTAGCCAAGCAGAAGCAATCTGCTCAAGACCTTAATCGTATAGAGAGAAAAGCATTTCGAGAACACGCAAGAGTGGAAAATGCAGTATCTCGCTACGCAAAAGAATTAAAGAAGCTTTTTGAAAAACATAGTTTAAGCGAATTAACAATTAAACATCGTTCTAGCAGTAAAGCAGTAGGAGTTATACAGTTTAGTGATGTGCATTTCAATGAGTTAGTTGAGATGGAACATAACCGATATGACTTTACTGTAGCCTCACAAAGAGTGAGAGACTTTATTGAAAAGGCGATTAAATATTTTTCTACTGCAGGTGTCAAAAATATAGTAGTAGCTCTTACAGGAGACCTATTAAACTCTGATAGGAGATTAGACGAACTTCTGGCAATGGCGACCAATCGGTCTAAGGCTACCTTTTTAGCAGTAGATATACTTCAACAGGGAATCCTTCATTTAAACAAACACTTTAACGTAACTGTATTAAGTGTTTCGGGAAATGAAAGCCGAGTTAAGAAGGATTGGGGGTGGGGCGATCTAATTGCAACAGACAATTATGATTATACCATATTTAAAACTTTGGAGTATTTATTCAATGACTCGGCTGTAAAATTTATTGAGGGCGACCCTTTA